CTGGTCTACCCATTTGTGATCAAGTCGTTGAGTGGCTTCGTCAAATTCAAAGGATCCTGCATAACCAAGACGGCCAAGCATCCTGTTCTTTAAGCAGTGAGAGTGAGTCAGCTGCGTTCCACGCTTGCGACCAAGAGCCCAGATCGTGTCTCCTAATTGCACAATTGAATGACTGTTTCTGATGTTCTGTAACTCAGGGATGTCGCCATTCTCAAAATTCTGCCCTTGTGATCGGGAGAGATGAGAGATAGCAAACACCGTGCATTTAGTTGCAGCAATAAATGACCTGATCTTGGTGATCAAGCTGTCCAGGTGGCGGGTGTCTTGCGCCAAGCCGGAGCCAATGATCGTCAGGTGATCGAGGTAGATGTGCTGGCACCCCAGCGACCTGACCATGTAGTTCATCCGGTTAAGGATTGACTCCTCATCGAGCGATCCGAAGTGATCGAATAGCTCCAGTGATCCGCTGCCAGTGACAAAGCGATCAGCCTGTTCAATGTCCAGCAGTTGCTGTGGATTGAGTTCGCCATAGCTCTGCCTTGCGTGGAGCTGGATGCCGGCAGCAGCACCAACAAAGCGGAACACAGCTTCTTCAGCTGTTTCCTCTAAGCCGATCCAACCGCACTTGATCCCGCGTTCCATGTCGTGCAGACACAGCGTTCTGGCGAACGTGGTCTTCCCGATCCCTGAGCCAGCAATCAAGATGATCAACTGGTTGTCATAAAAGGGACATTTTTGATTCCAGAACGCGAAAGCGCAGTCAGTAGCCCTGCGATCAGGTGGCTTTAGGACCAGTCCGGCGTAGTCGCTGGCTGGTCTGATGCCGTCTGGCCTGATCTCCCGCGCTGCTTCAACGGCTTCCTTCAGGACATGGCTGCCCATCTCTTGGAGGGTGTCGTTGGCGTCCTTGCAGGGGAGCACCGCACGCTTGACCTTGCCGGGTTCAAACAGATCCATGATCTGAGTGGCCGCAGCATTACCTGGCTGGTCGTTGTCAGTACAGACGACGACAGATTCAAACTTCAGGAACTCATCAAGGTGATCGCGGACAAATTTGCCTGCTGACTGAGCACCATTGGGCACTGAGATTGCTGCAACCTTGCCGCCGAAAGCCTGATAGACACTGGGCGCATCTAGTTCGCCTTCGCAGATCACGATGGCCTTGTGCTTGGCCGGGTTGGCCAGATGCTGGCCGAAGCCAGTGGCCTCCTTAGCTGATCCCCTCCATTGGGTCAGGCGCTTGCCGTCATCACCAGGCTCGATGGCCCGGATCTTTTGAGCGACGTGCTGGCCGTTCCTGTCCCGGTACTGATAGACGATAAATCCATCTTTGAACCCGATGCCATAGGAGTCCAGCGTCCTTTTATCCAAGCCCCTATGTGGCTCGGTCAGGTCAAAAGCGATCTCATTCATTGGCGAAAAAGATCTCGCCTCGGAAGGTGCTTCGCTTTTTTCCTTGTATTGCTTGTCGTAATTACAGGAAAAGCAATGTTCGTGATCGTCATAGACCGCCAACGCATCGCTGCTTTCGCAGCTAGGGCAGGCACTATGGCGAATAAAACGAGAGGAAGAACTATCACTCATCGCCCTCCGAATAGCTGAACGGCGACGTCCAATGCTTTCTCTTGCGCTTGGTTTAGGAGCTTGGAGATTGCATTAGAGCTGAACTCTTTGGTGATCATTCCATGGCCACAGTTGTCACAAGTACGACGGCGTTCGATGTAGCCATCGCGCTTTCTTGTCTCCTTAATTGTTGACTGCATGTGGCCGCATGTAGGGCAAATAATCATTGATCCCTCCATGTCAGGCGAATGTAAATGCGAGCGTCCGCAGTCTTGGCTTTGGTGAATGCAAGCCTCATGCGGGGCACCACATTCACATTGTCGTCAACAACGACCAGGCCATTCATGGCGTCGAGCAGGCTGCCAACTCTGTTGTCCAGGTCACCCCTGGCTGGGCCATAGAAATGAACAACTAGCTCATCAATATGCTCCAGTGGCGCATTGGTCCACCACTCGCCCAGGTGCATCCGAGCGTCCTTAATCCACTGCTTATATGAAGCAGGCATGTAGGGCCGGGCCTGTCCCTGAAAGGATCTTGGCCTTGCTTTGCTGATGGGTCTCAGCGGAAGCGTGAACTCACAGCCCTGCATTCCTAGCCTTGCGAGGAGCGCGGCGCGGAGCTGGCGACGGAATATCTGGAAGCGTCGGAGGCTCTTGTGTTTTGACAACTCGAAGTAGGAGTTGCTTGATCTCAGTGAGTAACTGGATCTGAATCGCTGCGTCTTCGTCAGCCTGGGAATAGAAGGGCTTGCCATTAGTACGTTGCATGATTTTCTTTTTCTCAGAAGGGGATCTTTGAATCGGTTGCAGGAGCCACCTCAAACCCAAAGTCCGCAGCACTTGATGGCTTGGTCATTGGTGCTGCAATCCACTCGATGACCTGGGCTCCCTTGGGTTGCAGCGTCATGCCGGCCCCGGTTGGCGCTTTCCAGCCGTAGATGTCAAAGCCGATCCGCATCTTGCTGCCGTTACCGATCAGCTTTTCGGCAGGCCAGTGATTGCCTTGAGCGTCGTAAACGACGGGGCCTTCTGACTTGTTGCCGTCCTTGTAGGTGAACTCAGGGAGCTTGAACCGGCAGCACTGGCGCTTCTTGGGCTGCTCTTTGTCTGCCTTGATTGGCAGCCAGTGAGTGTGCTTCTTCTCTCCTTCGTGGAGCTTCTCGAACTGAGCTTCGATTGATTCGCACCAAGCAACGTGCTCAGGGTTGTCGTTTTCAAGAATGATCTCGATCTCCCACGTAGGGTTTTTCGTCGGATCAAACTTGTTGCTACGGGCATTGCCGAGCAGCTGACACCAGCGCACTTCAACGATGGGTGTGCGCAATAATTCTGTCGCCATGAAATGGAGGGGGTGTGTTAAAAACAGTGCAGACATGCTGCCCCATTACTTTACGCACCCGCAGAACTCCGTCAACCCCCTTCAGCTGAATAGATATGGATTGCTGCCGATCGCCATCGGATCCAGCGTCCCGTGATTGGGCACCGGCTTGAGCTTGACCCCTGTCCTGCCCTCGATCTCAGCCTTCATCTGCTCCAGTACAGGCATCCTGTACATGTTGCCGAACTCATGCAGCAGCATCTTATGGAGCTGCCCTGCATTGGCCGGATGACAGGCAAAACAGTCGTGAGTTGGCAGCACTGGGAGCTGTTGTTCTGCGGCCCTGCAAAGGACTTTATGGACCAGTGCTGAGTCCAGCGCATGGATCGTATTGGCCACCAGCCCCCTGTTGGACTGGCTTGCACTCAGTGGTGCATCCTTTGGTTGATCAGCAATCGTTGCGCCAACCTTCTTGCCATACAGCAGCGTCTCGACCCTGCGCTTGGTTGGCTCCCTGTCTGCTGCTCGCATCGGCCAACCGCTTGGTGAGCTCCACTCCATCGGCACCTGCTTGGCCAACACCCGCTTGCAGCTATCGCGCAGCCACGCCTTCACCTCCAGCACCGGAGTCATGACGGCTTTCATCTCAGCCCAGACAATCGACGCCATGTATTTAGAAGGGATTGAAATCTTGTAGATGTATTCCTCAAGTGGGACTTGCCCTATGTGTTGCTCCATTGCGACAACTAGGCCATCGGCCACGCTCATCCATGTCGCGCCATAAGGAACCTTGAGGCAAGGCCCCTTGACCAGCGCTCGATCTACCCCACGCTGTAACCAGAGCGCAGCTAGGGCTTTCTGTTTCTCATCCCCAAGTTCCAGATCTCTAGCTAGCGCTGCGGTGCAGGCTTCAGCTACGACCGTGTAAAGGTCGTTCACCTCATTGCCGTACAGGTTGCAGAGCCTGCCAATCTCCCCATTGCGGGTCAGTGCAGCGAGGATCCCTGGGCCTGAGGTCGTCTGATCAAACCGAATAGGCACACCGGTCTTGCCTGTAGCCCTGGCATCACGGACGCCAAAACACATTTGCAGAAACTCCCACGGATCCTTGGCCCCTCGCCATAGCTCCAGCTTCCCGAGCGGGTCATCGGCCGCGGCAACCATCTGATCGACGTGTTGCTGCCCCCATTCCAGCCGTTCGCTCCAGCTAGAACGACTCAGGCCATGGTGTCCAGCAGCAGCCTTGAGGAGCCACTCGAACGCCTCATCATTGACAGGTAGTTGTTCAGCAAAGCTGAGTTGGGCCTTCTCGTAGCCAGGGCCTTGCG